TGAAAACGACAAGAAACCACCCAAAAAAGTGGGTAGAAAGTTAATTAATTTAGATTTAGAACAGGTAGAGAATCTTGCTTCCAGAGGTTTAGGAACAACTCAGATTGCCCGTGCTATGGGCGTTTCTTGGTCAACTATAGACCGTTCAAGAAAGCGTTCTGCTGAATTTGAGGAGGCTTTAAAAAGGGGTCAAGCCAAAGGACTGGCCCAGGTTACTAATTCTCTTTTTACTTCGGCAACTGATGGCAACGTCACAGCACAAATATTCTATTTAAAGAACCAGGACCCAAAGACCTGGAAGGATCGAGTCGAGAATGTTCACGCTACTATTAATTTGAATGATGTTTTAACTGGCGCAAAAGATAGACTTGGCGACTCTATGGCGACTATTAAAAAGCCTAAAGTAATAAACGCTGTTAAATCAACATCTACAGCTTCGGGCAAACTGGTAAATAACCAAGAAGATATAAAGAACAATGATAAAAAGGGTGATTAGCTAATTCACATAAAAGGCATTACCGCTAATAGCAAGGGTTCGCCCATGATTTGACTGCTCATGCTCCGAGCATAAATAATCATACCCCCCCTTGCATTTTTTCGCACGGGTATATTACGTGTAACTGTTGCGCTAATTTTTTTTAATTTTTTTTGAGTAGAATATGAAAGAGGTAATAAAAGAAATAATAGAAATCACCACCATAGCTGGACTTGGTAATTTTCTACTATTCATCATTTTGGTAAATATATGAAATACGGTGCTGAAGCTGAACAACAACTAATGACCGAAGTTTGGTCACCTCAAGTTGCAGATGATCCATACAACTTTGTGATGTTTATCTTCCCCTGGGGACAGAAGGACACCCCCCTCGAAGATTTTACAGGCCCAAGAGAGTGGCAGAAAAAAATTTTAAAAGATTTATCAATTCACATACAACGAAATAAAGGCGAAGTAACACCAGAAATGTTTAGACTTGCTGTTGCTTCTGGTCGTGGAATAGGAAAGTCCGCCCTTGTCGCATGGTTAATACTATGGATGCTATCAACCAGACTAGGCTCAACCATCATCGTCACCGCTAACACCGAACAACAGCTTCGTTCAAGAACATGGGCTGAATTAGGTAAGTGGCTAACACTAGCAATTAACAATCATTGGTTCTCTAAAACTGCTACCACCATAAAACCAGATGGTTGGTTTGAAGAAGCACTTAAAAGAGATTTAAAAATAGACACGGGCTACTACTACGCCCAAGCACAGTTATGGAGCGAGGAAAACCCAGATGCGTTTGCAGGTATCCATTCATCTTACGGAGTATGTTTGATAATGGATGAAGCATCGGGTATTCCAGCTCCTATTTACTCAGTCTCCGAAGGATTCTTTTCTGAACCTACAGAAAATCGTTTCTGGTTTACTTTTTCTAACCCTAGAAGAAACACAGGACCTTTTTACGAGAGTTTTACATCTAAACGTAAGTTCTGGAACCTAGAACAAATAGACTCACGCACAGTCGAGGGTACTGACCAAAAACTTTTCCAAACTATGCTAGAACAATACGGTGAAGACTCTACTGTTGCTAGAGTAGAAGTACGAGGCGAGTTCCCTAACGCTGATGATGATTCAGTCATACCAATGGAACTTGCAAGAAACGCTGTCGACAGAGACGTGGCACTAACAACAAAAGCACCTATTGTATGGGGATTAGACGTTGCACGTTTTGGTGGAGATAATTCTGCACTATGTATAAGACAAGGTAATACTGTTCTTGAAATTAAGACTTTTAAATCGATGGATTTAATGCAATTATGCGGTGCAGTTAAAAATTTATATGACGACAGCACAGTCGTAGAACAACCACAAGAAATACTTATAGACGTAATTGGTCTTGGTAGTGGAGTTGTAGATAGACTAGCTGAACAAAATTTACCAGTAAGAGGAGTTAATGTTGCTGAAGCACCATCGACTAAGAAAAACTATTTAAACCTAAGAGCTGAGTTATGGTTCGCAATCAAAGATTGGTTGGTGCTGCGTAATTGCCGACTTCCTAATGATGATGAGCTTGTATCAGAATTGGCAGCACCTAGTTATAAATATACATCAACTGGAAAAATAAAAATAGAGTCTAAGGACGAAATGAAAAAAAGAGGTGTTAAGTCTCCAGATAAAGCTGACGCACTTGCACTAACCATGGCAAGTTCCGCTGCAAGTTTTAGTGGTGGCGAGAACTTTTTAGGGTATAATTTCAAGAAACCCTTGACATCAAGAATAATCAGAGTGGGATAAATGAATAACAATGTAGAAAATTTAATGCAGCTACTAGCACAGAACAAACAAGTTCCGTTTGTTGATAGAATTTTATCGCCACAAAACTATGGAGTAATTAATAATCCAGATAAATCGGTTAGCACTCATCTAATGTCTGCTGAGTTTGATGAAAATGGCAATGCTTATGCTTTTCCAATGATTGTAAAAATTGGAGACAAGCTACATAAGTTTGAAGATACGAGAGAGGCATTAAATTATAATAAAAAAAATGGAAATGTAATTCAGTTCAAAACAATAGAAGAAGCTGATATGTTTTCTAGGAATTATAAAACTCCAGAATTTAAAAATTATTATCAAGGCTTACAATCTCCGAAAGGTTTACTACAGGAATAAAGTATGGAATACGACAAAGATCAAGCAATCGAAGAGTTACAAGTAGAAGATTCTTACAATGAAGAAGAACTACAAGGCGTACTTAAATCCGAAATGGATGACGCTAAAGACTTCATCGACCAAATAGACCAGGACAGAGCTGACGCTACTGATTATTACCTTGGTAATTCTCCAACAGCTCAAAGTTCTATGCAATCAGAATTTGTATCAACCGATGTTAGAGACAGCGTGTTATTCATGTTGCCTTCCATCATGCGTACATTTTTTGGTACAACCAAAATAGTAGAGTTTATACCTCACGGCCCAGAGGACATACAACTTGCCAAACAACAAACAGATTACATTAACTACGTCATCCAACAAAAAAATCCAGGCTTCAAAGTTTTATACGATGCGTTCAAAGATGCACTTATTAGAAAAACTGGTTTTGTAAAAGCCTATTGGGATGACAGCATTACTGCATCAACTCACGAATACACAGACATTTCTCCAGAGGCTTATCAAGCTCTTACCCTTGACCCTAACGTAGAAGTTATTGAAGAAAAAATTGAAATGCAAAGCATGACAATTATGAATCCTGAAACTGGCGAAGAGATAACACAAGAAACTCCAGCTAGTTACGATGTTAAAATAAGAAGAGTTAAAGCTAAAGACCAAGTGGTTATCGAAGCAGTACCAACGGAAGAAATACTTATATCAAGACATGCAAGAGATTTAAACTCATCACCTTATGTTGCACACAGAATGGTTAAGACTGTAAGTGACTTAGTGGCTATGGGATATGACAAAGAACAAATGGAAGAGTTCGCTGGTTCTGGAAGCGCAGTCGATGAAGACTCCTACGACTTAGAACAAGCAAGAAATCCATACGCAGATTTTACTGGTGTTGATAGAGCAGACAGTAATAGTAAAAGTGTTCTTTATATAGAACATTATGTTTTTTATGATTTAGATGGTGATGGTATAGATGAAAGGATTAGAGTATGCACTGTAGGGAATGGATTAAATATTGTTAATTCAACACCCTGGGATGATTTACCTATTACACTCTTCTGTCCCGATCCAGAGCCACATACCTCCATTGGCTCATGCCCCGCGGACTACTTGATGCCTATTCAAGCAGCTAAATCTCAGATAATGAGAGATACCCTTGATAGTCTAGGCCACGCCATCTTCCCGAGAATGGGTATAGTAGAAGGACAAGTTAATATTGACGATGTTCTTAATACTGACATAGGACAACCAATTAGAATGAGAGCACCAGGAATGGTTCAGCCTTTCTCTGTGCCTTTCGTTGGTAAAGAAGCCTTCCCAGTATTATCTTACCTAGACGAAGCAAAGGAGAACCGTACAGGCGTTTCTAAGGCTTCGGCTGGACTTAATGCAGAAGCATTACAATCTACAACTTCCGCAGCTGTAACTGCTACTATGTCTGGCGCACAAGGAAGAGTAGAACTTATCTGTCGTCACTTTGCTGACGGTATGAAAGATTTATTTAAACTTGTAAACTCACTTGTAATCAAACACCAAGAAGGTCAAGACATGATGAGATTAAACAACGAGTTCATTCCTGTCGATCCTAGATATTGGGATGCTGATAAAGACATGGTAATTAATGTTGGTATTTCTAAAAACTCTGACGAAGAAAAGTTCCAAGTCTTAACAGCACTATCACAAAAGCAAGAACAAATATTACAAACATTAGGACCTAACAATCCTTTGGTTAATTTACAGCAGTACGCAAACACTTTAACTAAAATGATTGAGATGGCTGGATTTAAAGATGCAACAACATTTATAAATACAACTGTACCGCCTATGCCTCCGCAACCACAAGAACCAGCTAAACCTTCACCAGAAGAAATGTTGGCTCAAGCTGAAGCAATGAAAGCTCAGAACTTAGCACAAAAAGCTATCATTGATGCAGAGACAGATAGAATGAAAATCATTATGGATGACGACAGAAACCGTGATGAACATGAAGCTGATTTAAAACTGAAGATAGCTGAACTACAAGCTAAGTACGGTGCGCAAGTAAATGTTGCTGAAATAAATGCAATTATGGAAAGAGATAGAGAAGCGATTAGACAGGTAGCAAAAAACCAATCGCAAGGAATGTTTACCAATGGCAATAACCAACCAATCGGATAAGATTTACGACTTAGAATTTCTTGACGGAGATTTTATCTACTGCGGTAACGATATAAAAGCTAAGAGCTTGGAAGATGCTAAAAGAGTTGCTTTGGTATTTTTACAAATACCTCACGACTCAGAACTAATATCTTCTAAAGTAACCTTAATACATTAACTATGGCAATAACATATAGAGGCGAAAGGTTCGCTGGTTATAATAAACCTAAACGTACACCAGGAAAGTCAAAGAAGTTTGCTGTCTTGGCAAAGGTTGGTGAAACCATAAAACTTATTCGCTTTGGTGATCCTAAAATGACAATTAAAAAAGATCAACCAGCAAGACGTAAATCATTTAGAGCTAGGCATAAGTGCGACACTAATCCGCCTAGTAAATTAACCGCAAGATATTGGTCTTGCAAAAAATGGTAAGGAGATAACTATGTCACTATATGAAAATATAAATAACAGAAAGAAAAACAAAAATAGTAGAACTAAAAAGAAATCTACTATTACTAAAAAAGCCTACGCAAATATGAAAGCTGGTTTTCCTAAGAAGAGGAAAAAATAATGAGAGGCGTAAAACACTTTAAAAGAGATGGAACCGAATACAAAGGCAATACACACAAAATGCCTAACGGACATTTACATTCTAATAAAAATCACACTGCAACAAGTGTAAGGCTATTTCATTTTAACGAGTTAAGTGAAACAGCCAAGAAAAAAGCTAAGTCTTAAAAGTAACTTGTCTTACTTACTTGGTAAATTTTTAGAATGGTCTTTTAAAAGAAAGGCAGAAAAACTTTTTAATAAATATTCACATG